TATTTAGGTTCAATCTTCAACATGGAAGTAATGTTAGGTTCTGCGATTTTAAGAGCTGATATGAAAGGTGTTGCTGCTTTGGTTCAAACTTGGGTATCTTAATATTAAATAAATTATAAACTAAAGAGGCCTACCCGCTATAATGTAGGTAGGCCTTTTTTAATACTAAAAAATAAATGGCATTACCAAATATAAACTTTGTCAAAAGCACAAGCGGTTTAGGTAGAGCATTACCCGGCACAGATTACATTTCGGGTTATGCACATTACTATCCAAGTGGTGGCACATTACCAACTGGCTTCACTTCAAGCGACAGAATCAAAAAAATATTTTCAGTTGCAGATGCTGAAAATTTAGGAATAACAAATACACATTTAGGAGAAACGGCAGCGGCAGCAAAGTGTGTTATAGGTGGAACACCCGCGGCAGGAAATACCGTTGCAATTACTTACACAGGCATTTTAGGTGTTGAAACTGTATTAACAACTTATACATTAACCACTGCTGATGCAGTAAGTGCAATAACCGCAGCGACAGCAATAACAGGTGCTATTAATGCGGGAACACAAACGCATGGATTTAATGCTACAAATTCACTATCTGTAAACATTATACTGACCACCAAAGCAGGCGAGGGTATATTTCCGAATAGTGGCACACCTTACGCATCAACAGTAACAGGCGGTGGTGTTACAACTACATGGACACAACCAACAGGCAGCGGTTCAACAGTATTAGGTGTTGCATCATGGATTGACACATTACATTACCACATTAGCGAATATTTTAGAATTCAAGCTAAAGGTGAATTGTATGTTGGTCTATACGAAGAAGAAGCAAGCACATACACATTTGCAGCGTTAACATTGATGCAGAGTTATGCAGTAGGTGCTATTAAGCAAATGGCAGTGTTTGAAAAAAACGTAGTTTTCGCAGCAGCACAATGTGCAGCATTGCAAGCTATTGCAACGGCAAACGAAGCGGTTTACAAACCAATGCAAATCATGTTAAATGCTGAAATCAGCGCAACAGGAAGCGTTGCTACATTAGTAGACCTATCAACCTCAACTGCTCCAAATGTAAGCGTATGTATTGCACAAGATGGTGCAAACGATGGATATTACATCTACAAAGCAACTGGCAAATCAGTTGGTGCTATTGGTGCAATGTTAGGCGCGGTTTCTTTAGCAGTTGTAAGCGAATCAATAGGATGGGTAAGTAAGTTTAATATGGCATTAGGAAGCGAATTAGACACTATCGCATTCAACAATGGTCAATTATATACTGCGCTTTCTGATAGTCAATTTGAGAGCTTGAATAACTACTCTTATATTTTCTTACGCAAGTTAACAAGCATCACAGGATCGTATTGGAGTGATAGCAAAACAACTGTTACACCTACAAGTGATTATTCAACAATCGAAAACAATCGTGTTTACCAAAAAATTACACGTGTAGTTAGGGCTAATATGTTACCTGCATTAAGTTCACCATTAAGAGTGAATGCAGATGGCACACTAACCGCAGGCACAATAGGTTATTTTGAAACATTAGCAAACAATCCGTTAGTGCAAATGGAAGCCGATGGTGAATTGAGCGCACATAAAGTTATTATTAATCCAGCCCAAGATGTTTTAGCTACTTCTACACTTGAATTAACATTGCAAAATGTTCCTTTAGGTGTTGCAAGAATAATTAAAATAAACGTAGGCTTCGTAAAATCAGTATAAAACATGGCAGCAAATGGACTACCGTTAATAAACGGAAAAGCGTATGAGTTCGCAGATATTACTTGCATCATACTTGGAACACCAATAATAGGTGTAACCGCAATCGAATACGGTGAAGAAGATGCAACCGAAAACATTTACGCAACAGGTCGTTATCCTGTTGCACGTGGCTACGGTCAAATCACACCATCGGCAAAAGTTACAATATTAATGAACGAAGTAATGAACATTGTAACGGCTGCACCAAATGGTCGCATACAAGACATACCAGAGTTTGACATTGTTGTAACATTTACAGATGCTAATTTAATTCCTGTTGTGCATAAAATTCGCAATTGCAGATTTATGAAAAATATGATTGCTTCAGCAACTGGTGATACATCAATTCCGATGGAATTAGATTTAGTTGTTTCACATATCGAATTTGTTTAGTAAATTTGTGCAAACCAAATCAAAAAACAAATGAATAATATTGAAGAATTAAAATCAAAGTATGCAGGTGTTGAAATATACACATTAACGGTATTGAATAGACAAGGCGCACCTATTACAGTTCACTTGCGTGAAATGGATAGGATTGCTTACAAGACCGTTAGCGCGTTAATTGCTAAAGATGAATTGATGGGTGTAGAATCGTTTTTAAGAACACTTTGTGTTGATGGCGATGTAAATGCTATTATCAGTGATTTTAAAGCATTACGTAGCGCAGCACGTACAATTTTGCCGATGTTAGAAACCGAAGCGGGTGAACTAAAAAAAAATTAGATTCGGCAAAGAAGTTATTTGAAACGGATGAGTTTGCGCGTCAAAATGCACTCATCCGTTTTTATTATCAAACAGACCCAAACCAAATGAATGATGAACAATGGGCAGAAGCTATTGAGAGCATCATGTGGGTGTTAAAGTTTAACGGTACAATTCAAGACAAGAAGTAATGGCAAATAATAGTGTTGAATACATATTATCCTTAAAAGATAAGTTTAGCAGTGGCATACATTCAGCAACAAGTGAAACTGAAAAACTAAACGGTTCAATGGGTATGGCTCAAAGGTCAGCACTTGGGCTTGGTTCTGCTATTGCTGCTATTGGAGGCGGTTTAATTGTGCGTGAAATAGTAAACGTAACTGCTGCAATGGAGGGCTTGCAAAATCAATTAAACTTTGCAAGTGGCTCTGTTCAACAAGGAGCTGCTGACTTTGAATATTTGCGTAAAACATCCCAAGAAATGGGATTAGATTTTAATACTGCTGCGACTGCATTTGCAAAGTTTAGCGGAGCAGCAAGAAACACATCATTAGAGGGGCAAGGTGTTAGAGATGTATTTGAAAGTGTTGGTATGGCATCAACTGTTATGCACCTATCAGCAGAGCAATCAGAGGGCGCATTTAGAGCATTAGAACAAATGTTATCTAAAGGCAAAGTAAGTGCGGAAGAATTACGCGGTCAATTAGGCGAAAGAATACCGGGCGCATTCCAAATTGCAGCACGTTCAATGAACATGACTACATCGGAATTAGACAAGTTTATGGCCGATGGCAAATTAATGAGTGAAGAATTTTTGCCTAAATTTGCAGCACAACTTAAAACAGAATTTGCAGGAGGTATGGATGCAGCAACACAAAGTTTAAGTGCTAATTTAAACAGAATGAATAACGCATTTTTAGAATTAAAATTAACAGTTGGTGAGTTATTTATGCCAGTTATACAAGGTGCAATATCATTGATAACAGGTTTTACAGATTTTGTAAAAGAACATGCAGTTGCCATAGCAGGGTTAACAGGTGCATTTGTTGGTCTTTATGGTGCTATTTTTATTTACAATGCTTATATGAAAATAGCAGCAATTTGGTCAGGTGCTAAATTTATTTATGGCATTTGGTCACTTGCAGCGGCATTAGATGGGGTAACCGTTGCACAATGGTTATTAAACACTGCAACTGCATTCTTTGCGGGGTTAACTGGTGTAGGTTTATTTTTGGTAGCGGCAGGCGCAGCGGCAGCATTAGCGGTTGGTATTTATGCGGCAAATGCAGCACAAGAAAAGTTAAATAAAACAACTGCAGATGGTGCTAAAACTAAATTTGAGGGTTGGCCGGGAATGGATGATACATCAAAAGAATTTAACTTTGCAACTGCAAAATTTCCTAAAAAAGGCAATCAAGCAGCGGCTATGGGTGGCGCACCAACTGCTGCACCAACTACCAAAGGTGGCACAGGAACAAACATTGTTGAAAGCAGAGGTGTGCAAAACTTTAATATATCAATTAAAGAATTTGGCGCAGTTACTTTGAACACAACAAACATTAAAGAGGGTGCAAATCAAATCAAAGAACAAGTAGCACAGGCATTGATTGAGGCGGTTAATGATTTTCAACTAATGGCAACAAAATAAAGATATGAGTTTACAATTTAACATACCATCGCCAGCGCAGAAGCAAAATGTAAGAACACTTGCAAAGGGCTTTGGGCTTCCATTGGTGCAACGTGCGATTATAGCTGCGAATAACTTTAATATAAAAACAGATACACCCGATGGAATTTCATTGTATGGCACACCGATGTATGGCACACTATTTATTCAAAGGCCCGAATATACAACCTTTGAATACAATGATTTTACAAACGAGTATGTTGAAACACCAAATCCATTAGCAAGCAATAAATCATTTGGCACTTTCAATGTTGCACCGGGCATCAATACAGAGGGCGCACAAGGTTTATTCTTAAACGGTGTTATTATTGATGCAACGGTAAACAAAACAATCGTTAAAACAGAGGTAATTGATTTAAAAGGCACAGTCAAAGAATACATTGGCGAAAGTGATTTAACGATAACCATTCGCGGTTATGTGGCATCACAAAATCCCGATGAATACCCAGATGACGATGCGAGATTAATTAAATCGTATTCAAGTGCGCCAGTGTCGCTAAAGGTTACAAGTGATTTCTTAAATAATATACTTGGTGTTAGTCAAATAGTAATTGAAAGTTGCCAAATGTCGCAGCAACAAGGGCTTCGCAATGTGCAATATTTTCAGTTGAATTGTGTTAGCGACATAGATTATACCATTTCTAAAACAACAAAAGATGTTTAGAATCGTTTGCCGCGTAATAATAGAGCAACAAGGCGATGGGCGAAGTGATACGTTTACATTTGCCAATGTTAGCAAAGTTAGTGTTTCGAGGTCATACGATAAGCAAACACAAACGGCATCGGTAACATTGCCACGCAATGTCAACTACAATAAAAAAAACATTTACGAGGGCGCTAATGCAATAATGCGCAGAGGCGATAAAATTAAAATTATTGCTGCATACTTTCCAAACGAAACGGTAATATTTACAGGTTATATTTCAAAGATAAACAACAACGTGCCTGTTGAAATTTTATGCGAGGATGAAATGTTTTTGTTGAAGCAAGCCATATCGCCAAACCTATCGTTTAAAAGCGTTGATTTAAACACGTTTATCGGTAAGATGCTAACTAATATTAACGTGCCATATAAAGTTGATTTAACGGCACAATTAGGTAAGATAAAACGAGAAGAAACAAGTGTTGGTAAAGTGCTTCAAACATTGCGCGATGAATATGGTTTGTTTTCGTTTTTTGTTAACGGAGTGCTTCGTGTTGGATTACCATTTTATAAAGATGAAGCAATGAAAGCGGTGTTTCTGTTTGAGTTGATGGTTAAAGATGGAATGAATTTAACGTATTTAAAAAAAGATGATGTAAAAGTATTGGTCAAAGGTATATTGGTTAACAATGGAGTATTTGAAAAGCCTGTTATCTATCCAAAAGGAGCAACAGAGGGTGACATCCGCACAGAGTTTCAGTACGGTGGCACAAAAGCCGATTTAGATGCAAAGTGTAATTCGTTTTTAGAGCAAGCAAACTACACTGGTTATTATGGAAGTTTCAAAACATTTTTAGAGCCATTAGTTGTGCCGGGCGATTATGCAGTTGTTGATAGTTGGAAGTACCCAGAGCGCAAAGGTAAATACTTAATTAAATCAGTTACAACCGAAGTAAGCACTACCGATGGCGGTAAACAAACTATTGAATTAGAACGTAGAATAGCATAATATGAGCGTACAAGTAACAGATATAAGACAAGCGATTCAATCTTTAAGCGGTTTAAATGACCTGCAATATGAGGGTGTGGTGTGCAATGTGAGCGACATTGATTTGGCTACGTTCACTTGCACTTGCACCCCGATAAATGGCAGTGCGGAGTTTTATGATGTGCTGCTAAATGCCGATGCTGATAAGGGTTTTACATTGATACCTGCAAATGGTAGTTTAGTAATTATTCAACAAACATCGCAAGCAAATGCTTATGTGACTATGGTAAGCAAGGTTGACCAAGTTTATTTGGCTGGCGATGCGAATGGTGGGTTGGTTAAGGTGCAAGTGTTGAACGCTGCATTGAATAACTTACAAACCGAAATTAATACGTTAAAAATAGCAATAACGGCACTTATGGCAGGTTATGCTCCTATTGATGGAGGTGTGGCACTATCAACATTTACTTCACTTGTATTACCACAAATAAACATTTTACAAATCGAAAACACAACTGTAAAACATGGCAACGGCTAAAGATTTTCTGCAAAATAGCGATGGAGATGCGCTAATAGTTAACAACGATTTTGTTATTGGTGCAAGTGATGAAGACCATATTGTTGACAT